AGTTAAAGATTGAATTTTTTTATCTACAGCAAGTCTTTCAGCATCGTGTGCTGGTTTATCTTCTGCAGATGGTTTATTTGTATTTAATTCTGCTTTCTTTTTATTAAGAGCAACTATTTGCTTCTGTACAGATACTTTTGCCGCGTCTTGTGCTGCTTTATCAGCCGTTTGATCTTCATTTAAGGCCTCTGCTATAGCTTTGCGTATAATTTCTTGTAGTTCTGATACTTTCATTTTGTTTTTATTGTGCATATAAATATTATAAATTTTGTAAAATTGTAGCGATGCGTTCTTCTGTTGTACCTTTAATATATACCAATTTGTTAGGTTTATATTCTTCTAATGATTCACGAATAGCCCAATCGATTTTATCACGATATTCAGCATCAATAGTACGCACACCATTATCTTCAATAGGTACGCCTTCAGGCGATACATAAAATACTACATCATATTGATCACGAAGCATCATAGCTGCCTCAACAAATGAACGTTTAGCAAACCAATCAATAGATTTAGCTGAGAATGTAAATGCACAAACATCCCATATTGTTCTGTCTGTGATGATGTTTGGATATAATAATTCAGTAGCACGTTCAGCTAAAAATACAAATTGACCATTTAATGTAGAATCTGTATTTAGTGGAATACCTAAATCACGTAAGTATTTACTACGTTCAGTATGCACACTATGATCTTTAAATTGATCTAATTCACCTAATGCTTTTGCTAATGTAGTTTTACCTACACTCATTGTACCTGTTAAACCTATTTTCATATTATTACATTGATTGTTCGTAACGTGGATCTTTTGATGGTGGAATGCCATTAAAGTCTCTTTTAGCTTCTTCCCACTGTTCTTTAGTTTTTCGTTCTCCAAAAATATAGTATTCTGGTTTTTGTTTTTGATCTTTTGGATAGATCATTGCAGGGCCATCCCAACTATGTAGTACTCTACGTTCGTCATTGTTGAAGTAATGAATAGTTTTACCATCAACGGTTTTTATTTTAATTGTTTGCATAACTTATTGTATATAGTTTAAATAAAAAGTGTTAAATCTCCATCATACCATACGTCTTCTAGATGGTATTTATCTTTAAGTAAAGACTCAGCAACGTATATTCCATGAGCACCACTTACTGTAATTCCTCTTGCTGATAATGCATCTCCTACAAAATAAACATTTGGATATTTAGTAAGACTCAAATTTTTATATTTAACAAGTGGTTCAGGTGAAAGATATTTTACTTCAGGCACATAAACTCCCCAATCATCACCAAAATCAAATACTTTATTCATATCATCAATGAAGTTTTTAATGTAAGTCCAATATTCACCCATAGCTTCTTCAATTTGAGATGTTTCTGCAACAGGATGACTACTAACCATTTCACCTTCTGATGTAATACCTGCTACTCTTGATGGACTATAATACAATCCTGTTCCGTCTTTTTGTAATTTAGACACAACATTACGACTCCATTCAAATGGATTTTCAATGCCTTTGATTTCCATAATGATACCAAAGTTAGTCATATTATTTCTGTATTCTTCACCTTTTTTAGCGTGTCCATTATAAGTAACATCACCATATGTTTCTTCTACAGCAACATAAGCAGCATTATTGTTAGTACAGAATGAACGTAAACTAACATCATCGAACTTTTGATATAACTTAAAATCATAACTTATATCAATTAATTTTTGAAAATAATGTTGTGGTGCTTCAAATCGAACTCCAATTTGAACTGATTTAGGTTCATCTGGTAGTTTATATTCATTTGCTAATTGTTGAGCAAAATCAATACCTGATTTACCTACTGCGAATATAAGTTCATCATAGTATTTGTGTTTAACTTCTTTAGCAGCTTCATTATTCCAATAATATGAAACTAAATTATTTTCGAAATCAATTTGTTCTACTTTATGTTCCCAAATAAAGTTTACACCTTTATATACTAAATAATCATACCAATTTTTAGCAATTTCAGATAGATAATCTGTACCTACGTGCCATACTGGAAATAAACGCAAACCAAAATATGGTTTAATAAAATCAGGTTCAGCTTCTGGATTTGAACATTGTACTTCTTCAGGCTTAGGATGGAAACGTTTAAAGTTAGTAATAACTTGATCCATTAATTCCATTGCTTTTTCCTCACCTGTATACTTAGATAACTGGCCACCAATAGCTGTATGGTATGTTAATTTACCATCACTCCATCCACCACTACCCATAAAACCAGTCATTACTTCTTCTGGTTTTCTATTATATGGATCTTTACCCATATCAATCATTGTAATTAATTCTCCTGGGTATCCGTTATCTACTAATGTAGTGGCAAAATTTATGCCAGCTACACCACTACCTACTACTACTATTTTTTTATGTTCCATTTTATATTAATTTTTATATTTCCATTTATATCCAAAAGCTGTTTTTTGCTTCCCTAAAATACAGTCCTTTATTTGTGAAGTTATATTACTTGTTTTGCCTGTTTGTTCTTTTATCCATTCCGCTGCTTGGCCTTTACTTTCCCATTCTTTTATTAAATCATTATTTAAATCATATTGTAGTACAGGTATAGCTTGTTTACGTTTAGCTATACCCATATTATGTTTATGTTCATCTGAAAATGGTTTAGGTTTATTTTTATTAGCCTCTGATATTTTTTGTCTTACATCTTCAGTATAATATTTTGAATGATTTCTTTGTTTTAATGTTTCACTTATATGTTTTCCTCTAGTAGGGTGATTTATAATTTTTTCTATTCGTTTAGGGTTAATATCTTGTTTTTGTTCTAATGTCCATTCTGTTGGTCCTCCACCCCCCTTATTTTTATTTTCTAGTTTAAAACCCCATGTTTTAAATTGACATATCCAATATTGTTCCCAAAATTTCCATTGTTTATCCTCAACAATATCTATTATTTCTATTTTGATATCAATACCAAATGTTAAATAATGTTTATGTTGTCGTCTAACAGCATTTTTAGTTTTACCTACATAAAATGGTATTCCGTTTCTTTCTAAAATATATATGTTCATCATGATAATAAATATATAAAAATCCCATCAGACCAACACCCTAATAAATATTTTTCATATTATAAATGTATAAATTTTTATTTTGACTTCAAAAAAAAGGTGGCTCCAGATCTTTCGATCGGAGCCACAGCTTCCAATATTTTATTAATTCGACAGGCTATGAATCTGTCTGTATGTTATTTATTTAATTGGGCCTCCAACAACCCAAGCATTACAAGTTCTAGCAGCGGCACATTTAAATTTTAAAAATCTACAATATCCTAATTGACCTGCTTTAATAACATCAAATGGATCTTCTGTACCTTCATCATTACCTATTCCTTTAGCTATACAATCTAATGTTTTTTCTGTAATATCAAAAGCGGCACAATTACCACAACGTGATGTTTTAGCTTCTTCTAATGAATCAAGCTGCCACATATCTGCTTTAGCTTGCCAAAATTTTTCATTTGGTTTATTTGGATTTAAAGGGCCATATCCATACTCATTAATTGCCTTTTGCCTGTTTTGGAGGTTAAGTTTAATGTTTTGAGTTGGTTCTGGGCATTTATTTAATTTAGCTTCGCTTAATATTTTAAGTAATTTAATCATTATTTACTATCCAATTATATTAGCTAATCTCTTTAAACGCTCTTGTAGCTCTTTAGCTTCATTTTTAACAATTTCATCGTATTGAGCCATTGTTAATGTTTCACCTGTAGTACTTAATGCTAATGCTTTTTCAGCTACGTTATGTAAATCCATATCGGTTTTAGCATCTTCACGAGCATATTCTAATAAACGAATAAACAATGGAACATCCACTGTAATTGAATCTGTTGGATTAAAGTTAGCGTCCATATTATTGTACTTGATATTCGTTACTGCCTATTTTTAAATTAGAAATTGTATTTACATTGATCATTCTGTATCCGTTATTTTTCATATCGTATACTGGAATTAATCCTTTTGTATCTGGGTCATAAGGTAAATCACCTCCTTTTAAATATGCTTTAACACCTAAACGAGCATTCATTACTCGTGTCGTTCCGTCTTTCTTAGTGAAAGTTACAGTAAAGAATTTACCTTTAGTACCTTTAATTAGTTGTTTAGCCTCTTCAGTACTAATTGGTCCAGCAGGTGTTGCTGGTGTTTCAGCTTCGCCTTGTGGTACTTCAGCCTCTGGTGTTTCACCTTCTGGCCCTTGTCCCGGTCCTGGATCAATAGGTGTTATTGGTGCTTCTTTAAGGCGCTGACTAACAGCCTCTTTAACTAACTGAGATAATATATGTCTTAATTTCATAATATTTTATTGTGAAGATAATTAAATTGTCTTGCCAATAAATATTACTCCGTCTCGCCTGCTGTAATAAGGGTATATGTTCTTTCAGATACAGTATGGTACTTATGGCAACTTTTACATTGCATTTGTATTCTAGCTGTTCCTACTGCTGACATTCTGCGTTTAGTATATGTCCATTCATCTGAACCACAGCTAGGGCATGTTGTTTTATCATCGCTACAATGCGTTTTTGCTGGGAAATGTGATGCTAATTTGTTATATACTTGCTCTAATAATGTAACGTCACCTTGACAATATTCTACCATTTTACTCATAGCTTCTTTATCGTTATTTAAAACAATATTTTTCCATAAGTCATATCCAGTATGAATTTTTGCACCTAAACCTAAAAATTTAGCAATATAATCTAATTTATTACTGTTAAATCTAAATTTAGAACGAGCATATTTCAATGTGTCGATTGTTACATAATTAGGAAAAACAGGAATACTATGGAATAGGCATCTAGTTCTGATCCAGGCTAAGTCGTATCTATCGCCGTTATGACCTACTAATTCATCAGCTTCGTTAGCTATAGTAATGAATTTTTCTAAAAGTTTCTTGTCGTCTTGTTTAGAGTCCCAAGTTAATGAATATACTTCATCATTGCCTTCCCATTTATAACAAATGCAGATAATGGCTCTTTCTTTAATGATACTGTCGTGACTAATATTTTGTTTGTAACCTGCTGTCCAAAACAAACCAATATTTGGGCTCGTCTCAATGTCAAAGAATAATCTTTTGATTTTGTTCATAAATATTTTTTTAGAAATATAACAATTAAATTTGGCCTCTCCAAATTTTATACTGCAGGTGTTTCCTCAGGCTCCTCTTCAGGTGTTTCTTCAGGTACTGGGGCTAATTCTCCAGTAGCAGGGGCTAGTTCTGGGTTTTCAAGATCCTGTTTAATACTAGCGTCACGTTGTGATGCTAATTCTTCTTTAGATTCTGTTGGGGCATAATTTAATTCAAGTAAATCAGCGATAGCTTGAGATGCTCGCTCTAATTCACCTATATTAACGGGATGATATCTTCTACCTGATACCTTAACTGTAAATACACCTTTACCTATATAGTAGATAATAAAATCTTGTCCGTTGATTAATTCAACGTTAAATGTAGTTGGCTTAGGTGCTACTAAAGATACATCTGCTATATAACGGCCAAATGCTGGCGACATTAAGTCTTCGAATGTTTTCTTTAGCCCGGGAAAACGATATATAAAATACATCGCTTTCTCAGCTCGTTGTTGCTGTTCTTCTTGCTCTTTTAGAGCTTTCTTAACAGCTTTAGTAATATATTTTTCTAATATTAATGATTTATTCATTATTATTTTTGTTTAGCTCCTAGATAAGCAGCAACTGCCATATCTTGTTTTTTAGCTTTTGATTTGCCTTTAAATTGTGGTGCTTTTGATTTTCTAAAATCATCAACATATGCGCCAGCGCCCATAGATGGTTTTAATTTTTCATCTAATTCTTCTGGTTTGTCTTCAGCTTTTTTATCTTTTTTAGCTCCTTTAGCTGGCTTAGTCATTTGCTTTTTAGCCTCTTCAAATTCTTTTTTCTTATCTTGAAGTTCTTTAATACTAGCTTCCATATCATCCATCATATCACTGATGATTTCTGGTTGTACGTAGTATTTTAATCCAGCCATGTCTACTAAAGCAGATTTTACTCTCATAGCATCTTGAATATCTTCTTCAACTTTGTTGATTTTAGCTTCTACTGCTGCGATATCGCCAGCTTCATCGATCATTCTAATACGATCTTGAACAACTTCTTTGATTAATTGTTTTAATTGACTTATTTTCATTTTGTTATATGTTTAATATAAATATTAATTTATTTTGGTTTCTTCAATGTGTTTTTCTAGTAATGATTTAATTTCACCAACGTGTTTAGGATTGCGTCCTAAATAATCATTTACTATATATTGGTGCATTTCCACTAAGTTTCGTTGTTGTAACGCTGCCATTAATTCAGCTGGTGAATTTATTGCGTATGAAGCATTAGTTGTTATAATGTAGTGGTTATTGCCTGGTTGTGATACGATTGAACCTATCATTGCTCCATTAGTTAAACGAATGATATATAATGCACTTTCTCTATTGTAGTTGTTAGTTACTAATACTACACCAGTTACTCGCCCGTTTCCACCTAACATATTATTACGACGTGTTGCTCCAGCGTTTTGATTTACTGCTACTGCTCTTTGAGCACCAACGAATTTCCTTCTAATAGATGCTGGTAATGAATTAAATCCACCTATTAATCCTGCTGCTGTTAAAGCAGTAGTTAAAGCATCATTGTTTTCTTCTCCAGCGGCCGCTACAGCTGGTGCAGGTACGGCTGCTGCTTGTCCTGCTACTCTTGCTGGTCTACCTCTTCTAGGTGCTCCTGCTACTGGTGCTGCTGGTGCTGCTGCTGGTGCTTGTTCACCACCTGCTGCTGGTGCTGCTGGTGCTGCTAATGCTGCTGCTGTTCTTGCTGGAAGTCTAGCTGCTAATAATTTACCTGTGTTTGGTGATACTTTATAACTAGCTGATGGGTCTTCTCTATTAATAATATAGATTGTATTATCTCTAACGGCCATTGTTAAATTAGATCCTTCAGTACGAGGTAAATCCATTTGAGCAAATGCTAATTTTGATTCATAATCATTAGTACCATACCTATTATTTCTAAATAAAGTCATAATATCATTAT